GTTCGAAGCGGGGCTGCTCTAACCTACGCTGTGACGACCACTAACCAACCGCCATCGTCACCGTCGCTGTACCTCGGCTACTTCACCACAACCAACACCGGTCTTAACCTCATCGACGTGCGTAAGCGCGTGGCTGTGGATGGGAAGATGTTGTCGCCAGATGCGCGTGGTTCCTCGATCCCGCTCACCTCCGGTACTCCGAACTCCTACGGCCGCCTCAACTGGAAATAACCATGACTGATGCAGAGCTGAGACAATATCTCGTTACCAAGTTCAATCTTTGGAAAGTTGAGATCATCAGGCTGCTGAAGCGGGTAGCTCCGATCGTAAAGCATGCCGACAACACGCTGAAGATCAATGGGTATAGCCTTGCCGACCTCATCGCTATCATCAAGGGTGAGGTAGGTAACCACACGAGTCAGGTGCGTCCCCACGGGGAAACCCTGGCTCAGTTGGGAGGCATGACCACTGCAACATTTGATGCGCAGGCGGTCAACTATTTCCCGAAGGATGCTGTACCGCTGACCAAGATCCCCGCCGGAGCGGGGGTTTTCACCTCAGCCACGATTTACACGCCCAACAACCTTGACATCGTTTATTACGGTCGCAAGCTTCGGGTTCCGTCCGGTAACGTCACGCTTTCCGGTACTGCTCGCCTGTATCTGAAAGTGGTGGTCACTGGTATCGGGCCAGCTGAAGCGGCTGTCTTCGCCATTTCTGCAAATGCTAACGAGGACTCGCGGAATATGGTAGTGGGGTGGCTTGACTACGCAGGTGGTAACTGGACACCTACGTTCATCCGTACGGTGCGTATCGGCGCTGCCGTACTCTCCGCGACTGTCCGTGGTAACGGTATCCCATACTCCTCCGGTAGCCAAGCTGCCGCAGGTTCCATTCCGACCACTTGGTTCCAGTGAGGTAACAGATGGCTGGTCCAATTACAGAAGGTGTCCTGCTGAGGATCCAGAAGTTCAAAGCTTACCAGGCCGAGATCGTAAGGATCCTCACGCAGATCAAACGGGACAGTGCGTTCGAATCGAAAGACGCTGGGCTGTTGGTGCCTGACTGGAACTTTACCAAGCTCCTGAAGAAGGCTCGTGATGCACTGACAGCTCACGTTGCTCGTAGGGACAATCCGCATCAAGAGACGATGGAAAGTATCGGCTCGTATAGCGCGACGGCGGTGAACGCCAAGCTCGCTGCTAAGGTACCGAACTCCGTAGTGCCGATCAGTACCTACGGCATCATCGAGTTCCTTACCGCCGCCCAGATTGCGGCTGCTTGGTCTGGTGCGGGCTGGGTCGTCTCGTGTAACCGTGCAATCAAGATTGTTCTGTCGGGTACGCCGTACACGCTACCGCCATTCAGTCTCGATCTTCGAGGTGTCGAAGCGAACCCTGCGAACTCGACGTTCAACGTTTACGTGCGTGCACGCTTTGGGCAGGTTACCTATCAGGCCCGGATCGACTCGCCTCCTGAGTCTGTATCGGTAATGTTCATTGGTACGGTGACGACTAATGCTAGTGGTATTGCTAGCCTTAACTTCGCACCCGTAACACGGATCGATACCTTCCGTCTCTCGAACACTCCGCTTGGTTCTGTTATCCCGGTTACTGGCGGCACTATCGACGCGCCTGTCAAGCTTCCGGCAACGTGGAACCCGCTTTAAAGGATCGTAACCCATGGCCTATGAAGTTCCACCAACCCCAACCAACGTCCAGACCACCAATCCATACGTGGCTCTCGACCGTGGTCTGTTCCTCTCGCAGAAAACCAACCCGGCAAAGTATGCGCGCATTCACGCTGCTCGCTGGGTAACCGTAGGCCCTGAGGCAGCGGTGGGTGTCCTGGAATATCAGGTCATGGTTTACAACACCAAGCCCACAACCGCTGCTCAATACGCTGCCGGCACCCTGCTGGTAGCTCCTGGCGGCGGTAACTGGTTCGACACCTTCACCAGGGGTCTGGTCACTGATCCGATCCTGGCTGAATACTGGGCGATCGATAGCTTCACTTCGAACTACCTTGCAGCTGATGCGACTCGTCTTAAGGACGACGATAAGGCCGACAAGATCGTTCAAGCGCAGTTGTTCGTATCGACCATGGCGTCGTGGGCAGGTCTCAAAGAGATCAACCTCACTACCGTCTTCAATGCGGTAGCTGGACAACCACTGTCCCGCACCAGCATGAACCTTAGCATCGACTACGAAAAGAATGGCACCTCTGGCCACCTTGACGTAATCGATCTGCCGAGTGGGCGGTTCGATCCAGTGCATGTCGCATTGGACAAACTCCGAAACGTGTAGGTGAAAACATGGCTGGTAATCCCACCGTAACGCAAACCCAACAGTACCTCAACACCCTCGGCTTCAACTGCGGGATCGCTGACGGTATCTGGGGTAAGAACTCTCAAGGAGCCCTCGATCAACTCAAAGCCTCGGCTATCGACGCTTCTCATCCATACGGCGTGAAGAAGCTAGGTTGGGGTAAGAAGCTGAACGATGCTGAGATCGCCAAGGTAGCTCAGGTGGTCTCTAACCTGGGTCTTCCGAAGTCGATGATCATTGATCTCATGGCCTGCATGGCGTGGGAATCTGGTGAGTCGTTCAGTCCGTCGATCCGTAACCCCAAGTCAACTGCCACCGGCCTGATCCAGTTCATGGAAGCCACCGCAGTAGGTCTGGGTACCACCACCGCCAAACTGGCGAAGATGACGGTCATCGAGCAGCTGAACTACGTAGAGCGTTACTTCAAGCCCTACGCCAAGCGCCTGCAGAACCTGGGCGACCTGTACATGGGTATCATCTGGCCGGTCGGTATCGGCAAGCCTGATTCCTACGTCATGTGGAAATCCGGCGACAAGCAGTTCGAGCCGAACAAAGGTCTGGATGTCAACAACGACGGCCAGATCCTGCGTATCGAATGCCTGCACAAGGTCAACAACAAACTTGTGAAGGGCTTCCAGTCGCAGTTCGTCAAAGAACTCTGACAAAAAAAAAGAAAGCATAGAGCAGGTGGGTTTCCCCACCTGCTCCTTATGCCGCTTAGGCTTTCTGGTCGCGTAGACCTTTGTGCCATTCCATCGCAGATTCATGTGTGGTCACATGGAACTCGATCGGCATGAATGGCCAGCGCTCGGTGAACTCGTGGACCAGGTCACTGGCAAACTTCTCCTTATCGCCAATAACCAGCGTGCACGACGTGCCGCGATACTTCGTTTCCAACGACCATACACCGGCTTCGGTAGCCGTTTTCCAGATGCCGCAAATTTCCGGCTGATACTGGAGAGGGTTCTGGTGCACTAGTCGGTACATTCGCAGAGTGTACAGCGGGGTCAGGAACATCTTGGCAAAGATCTTCTGACCTTGTGCGGTCAAGTCACCCAATTTCACGTCAGGGTAAACGTGATTGTAGTAACTGGTTGCAGGTTGTGGGAAAATCACCCTGACCATTTGCTTGGTAGCCAGAGCGATCACGCTGGCCAGTTCGGTGGGGAGGTTGGTCTCGCGGAAAGCGTTAATGCGTTCAGTTTGCGATGTCGCCTGATCGGCGGTCACATGGATGAAGTGACTCCGATCGCTTTCGGATTTGTGTCGATCATGCACGTTCTTCTCATCACTGGTGGCTGCCAGTAGATGGGGTATATCGCTCACTTTATCGATCACAGTCTCCTGACCGAAAACTTCAAAGGTGAGTGGACCAGTCTGCAGGCTGGTGATTGGGTTTCGCATGGTGTAGCTCCTTTTGTTGGCTGCTCGTGTTCTGCCTGGTAGGACTTACGAGGAGTCAGCGCGGTTAGTGCCCGTCGGAATGACGGGCTCCTAATTACTTGTCGAAGAAGTAGAACTGACCATCGGCCAGGTGCTTCAACACCGCAACCACTTCGGCCTGAGCGAATGCGCATTCGAAGTGGAACGAGATGTAGTTGGCCAGGTTGGCGCAAAGATCACCTGGTACTGGGTCAGGAAGTTCATCGACATC